GACGCGAACGATACCGTTCGCGTCCTTGTACATCGAATCAAGCTCGGTCGCCGTCAACCCGAGCGTGCCGGGCTGCGAAGCGGTTTTATCGACCTTACCCGCAAGCCCCGAGGTGAGCGCGGACGTGGTGGCAAAATCGCTCGTATCTGGGATATCGGTTTTGCGGGCGATGGTGTTCGCCACGCCCAGCGGAGACCCGGACGTACCGTTACCGGTGAGGTCGTCGGTGTGGGATACCGTTGCAAGCCCGCCCCCGCTGGCGCTTTCAATGGCGTCCGCGTTGGCTTTCATCTGGGCGTCAATCCTCGCCATGTCGCCGTTGTAATCACCGAGCCACGTGGGGCGGTCGGTCGGCTGGAATTGCGATAGATTATAGTTTGACGTATGGTTGGTGGCGGTCATTGCCTACCCCTTGCTATCAAAATTGGCGGCGGCCGGGTTGCGTTCAACCTAGCGTGCATCCGCCTCGGATTGCGTGATAAACGCCATATCGGCAGGTGGATTCTCGGGCATACTCTTCCCGTAGGGGAATTGGGAGCGTCCCGGAAAGTCGCCGGGGATGCAGTTGTCCACAGCGGTCGCCTTCAGATCGTACTCACGCGCCTTAAGCGAAAGCGCGTCGTACTCCTTAGCGGTCAGCTGCATGCCATCATAATCACCCCAGAACAACCCGTGATTGCGCGCATTGTCGTACACGCCGCCCAGCACCTGCCCGAGCGGCTGCGTGGTACCGTAGACCGGGGAGGTGGCCACGCCCTGCTGCTCCATCTCATGAATCAGCGCAAGCATTTCCGCGCGCAGGGCGGCCATATCCTGATTGATCTGCGCCACGGTATCCGCCAGGGCCTTATCCACGGATGCCGTAAGGTCGGTGGTGGTGTCCTCCAGCTTGCTCAAGTCACACTGGAGAATGTCAAGATTATGCTTCAGGCATTCAATCAACTGTAACGCAGTCAATCCGTCCCGGTAGGTGAACGGCACGGACGTGGGTATCCCGTCGAACAAGCGTTGCCGTGGAATAAGCGCGTTAATGGCAACCATGATTACTCCCATTCTCCATAATTATGTCAGTTACTAAAAATGGTATCATATGACCCCCACACCTGCATGAAACACGGTTCGAGACTGCGCACAACCTCCATGTCCACGTTGATGATCGCGTTACGGTATTCCTGTATGAGGCTCATGGCGCTCTGGCTGCGCCCGGTCACGTGGCTCTTACCCTTGGAATTGCTGGAATCGTGCTGGTAATCGGTGGCGCTTTGCGCGGTGGTGTGGCTGGTTGAGTCCTGAGAACTGGACGCGGTGCCCGAGCTGTCCGCCTGCGACTCGTTGGCGTGGCTGGCGTAGCGTGAGAAGTCGCCCACGACGCCGGTTTGCGGCACGTCACTATCGAAACTTTTCGACGTGGTGGTGCTGCTATTATCCGACTTGCTGGTGCTGCTGCTGGTCGAATCCTGCGTGCTGGACGCCTTACCCGATGATTGCGACTCGCTGCCGCTCTCGCTGTCCGTGGTCATGTCCATGGAATCCAACGGATTATATTCCATGTCCAACGTGCGGTAGCGCTCGTTAAAATAGGGCATGATTTCCGCCATCGTCATCCCCAGATAGAAGATGAACTGTTGCGCGGTTTCCTGCCCGATCTCCCGCAGCGCGTAATGGCGGACGATCTTCTCGTTCAACTCGGCGCGATGGCCCTCGTCGTAAATCGGATAATAGTCGGCGGATAAATGTAGTTTATCGTCCGTATCGTACCCTAAGGCGATGAGATTGCCCAATGTTTCGGTGTACTCGCCGGGCGTGGCCATCGCGTAGGCGCTAAAATCCTGCATTATAACACACCTCCGATGCCCGCGTCGTATGAGGCGGGCATGTCAATATCCGTCGTACCCGAGGCGCTCGGGTCCAGCGCGTTGGGTACGCCGCTCGATTGCGAGTCGGCATACTCAACCCAGATGTTCAGTTGCGGCCACAATCGGTTGATTTCGGTCGCCGCCGCCTGCCGCGCCTTAAGGAAACTCAACCGGAACACGTCCGTTTTCTCGTTGGCTTGCGCCACCTCGTCGGATATAAGCCGTTCCTTTTTCTCCGTACCGCTCGACTGGATACCCAAATACCCCAGCACTTCGTTGGTCACCTGTGTTTTTTGCTGGATGAATTTATCCAGCAGGTAGGGCGTGGTGTTGGGCCATGGTTGGAACATGCTGCCGGGATCCAATGAGTCGTATCCGATGATATAATCCTGACCGTCCTGCCGCTGCTGCAGCATGTTCTGTACGGTGAGCTTGGTACGAGGGTCGGCGGTGATAATGGTCGGCAGTTTCAGGCTCTCCAGATTCACGTCATACGCCTTATCAATGTCCGCCAATCGTCGCGCGTACTGCCATAGAATATCCTTGAAACTCATGCGCATACGATTATCCCAGATCGGGATGCACTCACGTCCAGCCTTGAGCTGCCGGTAATGGTAGTTGACGCCCACCGGCTCGAAACGGGTAGGATTATTGTACACGTTCAACCGGCCTTGATATCCGGCTTGCGTGACAAGGAACCGGCCTATGCGCTTGTCCTCGAAAAACAGGGCGCACCCGTACTCGCACAAACACATTTCAAGCCATCGCTCGTCCACGGTCGGCGGCAATCCGCGCCAGCTAAAACGGTTCAGCGCCAATTCTTCCAACAGATGATAATACATCATATCGAGACTGGCGGCGCGTGCCTTCGCGTAATTGCCACGCGGGTGCAGCGCGCCGCCGACTCGATTCCTTTTAGACCTACTCATGTCACTATTGTATCACTCGTAGCCGATGCCCGGCAGCGGGTTATTGTCCGCCCAGTCGGTCACACCAATGTACTCCGGCTTAGCCCACACGGTCACGCCACGCTCAAACATACCCTTAATCGTCAATCGCGCCTGCTCGGGCAACGTGCCCCTAACATAGCATTCCTGCATCTGCCAGTAGGTGAATTTCTCCATACATTGCAAGCTTGCGGGCGGGGTGATGAACCGCTGGACAAAATACCCGAACCTTAGCATGAATTCCCCGACGCTACGCAACGCGCTGGGGGCGCACGTGCGGAAACGCACCAGCACGCCCATGATGCCGTTGGCGAGGTTGAACGAGTCGCCGCCCGCCGCGCCGCTTGTGGTCGGCGGGGTCATCTGCATTTGCTGCACTTGCGCGTTGATTCCCGCTATCGCGTTTTCATAGTCACCCTCGGCAAAGCGCGTGGCCAGTCGATAGTTCTGTCCGGCCATGAGGGCGCTGGACGTGCCTTGAATCTGTTGGGCGCGTTGCGCATAGGTGTTCGCCTGTGAGGTTTGCGCCGCGTTGGTCGCCACACTGTTGGCCGTGTTTGCGGCTGCCGTGTCGTTGGCGATATCACGACTTGCGTGCAGTCCCGTATTGGTGATGCCGTTCTGCACCACACCGTTAATGGTGCCGCCAATCAGCCCAGCCACGTCCGCATTCATAATCGCATTCCCGGCATTGGATATCAACCCCCACGCCGATTGCGCGTTGTTCTGGGACACGTTGAGGTCCGTCATGGCGTTGGTGTTCGCCTGTCCGATGGCCAGCGACTGGTTGAGCGAGTTGGCTGCAATGGCATTCAGCGCATTACGATTGGTAATGCCCAGTTGGGTCATCTCCTGCTGAGTGCGAATCGCCGTACCAGCCTGAGATAGCGTGTTGGCGGCGCTCATGGTCGCCTTTTGCTGCGCCCACCCAGCCGACTGTTCCGCGTAAGCACGAGTGTACGCGCTGTTAGCCATAGCAAGCGAAGCCCCATTATTCACCACCATGAACTGGGGGAAACTCGTAATCCCGAAACTGACATTAAGCATTTCCCCGCCGTCAATCGGCAACCCGGTACCGTTCCCGGACGGGGAGGATACCGTAGCCGCGCCACCCGTATTATAGTCCACCGGATAGAAGTTCAAACGCGGAGACGGAGGCGCAAAGTTCCATGTCTCACGGATAACCAAGTCATTGGACTGGATATCCTCGGGTCGGTAAATGACGTTCGAGCCATTCAAGCTCGAGCATTCCACAACACTATACGGATAACACTGCAATTTTTTCAGATTACGATACCGGCTCGGGATGTTAAAATTATCGCGAAAATTCTTAATGGAAACAATATCATCATACCGGTTATCACTCTTTGCCTCCCATAGGAACGTGTACACGTGGCCTTTAATCACGCCAGCCGCGCCGGTACCGAAAAATTGCGTTACCTCGCGGCCCGCGTCGGCAATATAGTCGGCGCTGATTTTTGGAATGGCGTAAATCGCCGTGATACCCTGAGTAACCCACGGGAATGAACTACCTGCCTGCATGATGCGCGTAAAATCATCGGCGGTATCAAAATAATAGATTCCCGCGCCGTTGGATTGATTCTCGAATTGCGAGCCTTGCGCGGTTTTCAACGACGGTTTTTCAGCGCTGCCGCCCGACGCCACAAGATCGGTTGTGGCCACAACGATGACACCATAATCCAAGGTCGGTGAATTAAAACCGGGCTGCACGGGCTTACTGGATATCAGCGGCGTATACGACTGGGATGTAATGACGGTTTCCGCGCCAGTGTCCAGCCCCTCCGGCAGTGCGAGCGTGGTGCGCCCGTAATCATCCCACTGGTGTTCGTTGGCGACACCGATATGCCCGCGCGTCACATAACAACTGCCGAAACTTACGTCAAACTGGAAACTCTGCCACACGTCCAACATAAGCGTGAGCTGCGTAGTATGCGCGTTAATGTACTCCACGGATTCAATAAAATAATACCATGCGCGTGGCGATTCCAACTCGGGGTAATCGTTGACCGCGACAAGGTAATTGTAGTTCGACGCTTGGTTGAATGGCATGCCGATACGCACGGGAGCGCCGAAAATATGCATGGTGGCCGGGCGACATTCCACGCCCTCCAGTTTCTCAAACCATTCCCGCTGTGTTTCACGTGAAACAAACCGGACAACATCCCTGTAGGATGCATCCCACGGTACGCGGCAGAGTTTCAGCGTGGTGTTGGGCGTCCATTCCGCCCACGAAAAATTGGATTCAACGTAGGGATTCACGTCACCAATCATCATCCAGCCTCCGGTATGAACAAGGCCCGGAGCGCTCACGTGGTTTGCGCTCCGGGCCTTGACTTGCATCACACCGTGAGAGAGGGTAGCCAACCGGCTACCCTCCCATTATATCACGCGCCGGTTACAGTCACGCTCTTCTGCCCGGACACGCCGAACAGCGTGGCGGTGATATTGGACGCGCCTGCAGCAACACCGGTCACGGCACCCGACTCGGATACCGTGGCGTTGGCCGGGGTGCCGGATGTCCATGCTGCCTGCGCGGTCACGTCGGCCTTGCGTCCGTCGATCATGGTCGCCGTCGCGGTCGCCTGCACCGTCTTCTTCGCTGCCACTTCCGGGACGGTTACGGCGATCGACGCGATGATGGACGGGTTGAACCCGATGACGCCATCGCCAACCACCGGCACATTCAGAGCGGCGGACACGGTGCCCGGCACCTCGGGGGTCTCGGGGTCGGTGTACAGCGCGGTTGCCGTGACCGGGATAGTCGTGTTTGGTTCATCGAGGCCGACCACCAGCACGCCGGTGGGCGAGATGTACGTGTAATCGCTCTTCGGCTTAGCGGTGTCTCCGATGGCGTACTCGACGGCATCCGACCGGAACGTGGCCGTACCGTCGTTGCCGATGGTCGTATCGGCGGTGACCTGCACGGCGCCGCCGCGCGCCACATTGCTCGGGGTTTCCGAACCGCCACCATACATTGCCAGCTTAAGCTGGAACGTCGGCGCCTTGGCTTGCGTGCCGGTCGGCGCCACCACCTTGGCAGTGGATCCCTCCCCAGTCCAGAACATCACTGCCGGGGCGAAGCCGGACACGCTGATAATGTGCTGGACATGCAGGTAATGGTTGACCGAGTTGATGTTCACCGGGTTGGTCTGCTGCGTCACCTCATTGATGACCGGAATATCAATAAGGAACTTGTCGGTGGTAAGAATCGCCTGCACGCCATCCATGCCGAATCGGTCTTGCGGGATAACGATAATCCGGTCGATGGTCGGCTCGGCGTCGGTACGCTGGAACACCGTGGCGAGGCCCTGCACATCCAGAGCGCTCTTCACCTCGGGGGAGCAGAACAGCACGAGTTCGTCCGGGCGGGCGAACGTCGGCATATGCCGCGCATTATACCGGGTGCTGACAAACTTCAAGGTGTCGGCCCATGCGCGGATCTGGCGCAGCATGTCGCGCGCCTGAGTCTCGGTAGAGCTCATCTCATTCAGGTCGTTGTCCATGTGGACGCGCCAATACCCGCCCAGCTTCGCGTATTCCACGAATTGATGGCACATGGCTTCAAACAAATCGACTTCAGCCGCGTTATAACACGACGTAAGGATCTGCGAGGTGAGCGAGGCCAAACCGGTTTCGGACGTAAACGCACGCTGCAATGTCTTGTCATCCGTGGTCGCCGGATACCAATGGGCAAAGTCCAGCCGATGATAGAGGCTATCCACGTCGATTTTCCACTTGCGGAAATTATCCGCGCCCAAATACTCCGCATCAGGGTCATACACCTGCGCCAGCGGCATACCCACGGCGATTTCCTGCCACGTATCACCAAACGCCTGAGACGCGCGCTGGAACACGCCAAGCGGATTGTTCCAACGCCACGTGTTAACGTACGTGCCGCCGATACGGTTGACCAGCGCCGAGTAAAACTCATTCTTGAGCTGAGTGCTGGACATGAGGGTGGCCATCTGCCTGTCCATGTTCATCTGGGTAGCCGAGGGCATTCGCCGCTGGTACTCGGGGGACGCCTCGTTCCTAATCATATTGAGGATCTGGGCGTTGTTGAATTCAGTGAGCGGCCTCAACTGCTGCTTGGGCGTCACCACTGGGGTGGTCGACATGATAGTTGTTCCTTTCTAATGGTTAGTCTTCATACAGGTCATCAAACGTGCTATAGGTGCCGTTGTAATCGTCGTCGGTCATTTCCGTGGCGTCCGGATCCGCGTCGCCGTCCGGGCCGTCGTTCAACACGTGGTCGGCGGCGGCATCGCGCATCGCCTCAATGGTTTTGGACAGTTCAGCCACGGTCGCCTCCAGAGCGCTGATACGGTTGGCCATGTCGGCGTCCTTATCGTCGCCCGCGTCCTCCGGCTCGCCATCGTCCTGCGCCTCTGGCTCCGGGTTCGGCGTAGTATCGTCGGCTGGCGCGTCCGGCTCGGTGTCGGGCGTGGTATCCGGCTTGTCATCGGTTTCGTTATCCATAATCACCCCTTAAGGTAAGTGGCACGGCAGCAATCACGCTGCCGTGCCGGATTGCTAGGCTGTGCGGGTTCCCTCGCCGTCGCTGGGCGTCGGCAAACGCACGTCTACATCCGACCGAATCGCCTTACCGATTTGCCTTACGGTCGGGCCATCGAATCGACTTGGGACGCACACCCCGCTACCGCCTATTATAGCACGAAAGTGTGGCCATCATCATTGAGATGATGCGATCCGGCTAGGAATTCCTCATAAGGAATGGGCGCGGCGCGATGCACGCCACTCAACCGCATTACCATATCGCCACTCGTTTCCACGCCGCAATATTTACGATTGCCGAGAATACGCAGCTTAGTATAGGTGTGGTCGTTTTTCCACGCGCCCAGTTTCCGGTCATCCGTTTCGATACCTGCGGGCGGATCCAGCCCCGCCAATATCATGCCGTCAGTGTCGGCATAGAGTACGCGGTCGGCGTTCGCATTCATCGCACGGGACAGTGCTTGCCGTCCGTAGGCGTTCACGTAGGCGGCGGTCGGCAACCACGCCAGACTGTTGGATGATTCCGGCTTGTCCACGGTAAAATCCACACCGCCGTCAACGGAGGGCTTCGGATGCAGCATGGGCCGATAGAGCGAGGCCCCAAACTTTCCCACCAACGAGTTTAACAGTAGTTTCGCCATCTGTTTGCGCTCCCCGGCTGCGGTTTGCTTCACATGAAACCACTTGTCCACATAATCGTAGTAGAGTCCATGTGATTTACGGAATTTCCAGCCGCCGATACGCTCCCATATATGCACGTCATAGTTTTCGGCCAGCGTTTCCCAGTCCACATCCGTGACCGGCATGGTGATGACGCCTAGCGTACTATCCAAACGTTCACCCTCATACCCCCAGACAGGTAGGATGTTGGTGAGCGTAGCCGTTCTCCCCGGTTTCAACTTTGCGTCAAACGCGACAACATCGATATGCAGCGGATAATCAGCGTCATGTTGATATTCCCCGTCGTACCATATGGGGGATCCTACCGGCATGGGGTTATCACGCATGATGCTCGGGTAAAGACTGTTCACATCCCAGCTTTTACAGTCTCGATACTCGCCCGGCTTGCTGTACACTATCGCCCCATAGTATGCTGGACGCATCCTGTGATAATCCTTCCTGTCCAATGGTGGAAAATGACGTTTGAATCCGGCATAATCCCCATCGATATAATCGGCCATCGCCATTGAGGCTATGGTAGTACCCTTGAGGTTCAACGCGTCGCATTCCTGCGCAATGTTCCACGTGGTTTCCAAGTCGGTGGTGCCCCCGAACGTTTCACGTGAAACATTCAACCCATCATCGCGCGTGATATTACGCACGTCCAAAAAATCCACGGTGATACCACCCATGCGCACGCGGAAACTGTAGAAGTGTCCGCGAATATTGAACGTGCCCCACACGCCATCCTTGGCTGGATTCGACTGCAAGGGGAGCCGTTTCAACAGCTCGGCGGCTATGGGCTTGATATCCTGCCATCCGTGGGCACACCATACGCGCGTGTGATAGTCGAGCATGGTGAGGCGGATGACGGCATGGGCCGTCAACGGTTCCGCGCCGTCATCCGTGAGTAGTGTTGCGCCGTCTGTTGCCGCCGTTCGACGCTCTTTCATAGTTCCATCCTTTTAGTGTCGTGCCGCGCTGGTCATCCATTCATCAAGTCGCGTCTCTACATCGCCCGCGTCCGCCTTGGTTTCCCATTTATGTGTCTTGTCATTATACCATGTCGCCTCGCGTACCACGGTGCTAAAATTCGTGTTATTAATCAGCCATCGTTTTTGACGGTTCGATAATGACGCGAATTTTTGGGCCACGCTAGAGTCGAACGCTTCTAACTGTTGTTCGACCTTACCAAAATCCGAAACACCCTCACTCTCAGGAATCCGCTTGGTTCCCGCGCGTAATGGCGCGCGTCCTATAAGCCCGGCGTATTCCAATACTTCCCGCTCAAGTCTCCTGCGGTCCCCGCCTCGTATCATCGCGCGCGCATGGCTTATGCCACGTTCCGTGCCGAACACGTTCGCACGGTTGCGTGTGAGTTCGTCACGCGCCGATCCGCCTACCGTGTGAGTGCCCAGCACGTCGGACGGTGATTCTCCCGCGCGTTCCATCTCGCGCACCTCGCCCACGGTATAGCGGGCCATGCTCAGGGCCTCGAATTGTTGGGCGCGTTTGATTTTCTCCCGTGCCTCGATCCGGCGGCGCTGCTGCTGCCGTAATGTTTTCCGACGTTTCGTTGGGGCTGCGGCGATTTCCGCGTCGGTAATCAGCGGGCGCGCCGCCATCTCACGGTCAAGTTTCGTAATATGAACATCGGGCACGACTTGATACGGTTCGTTGTCCCGTGCCCGTAAGGCTTGTTGTTGTTGCCCGAATTCCTGCCCGATACGTCGCGCGACCTGCTCAAGCTGTTGGGCGCTGAGCTTCCCTAGGAATGTTTCGGTGAGTTGTTTGGGTAGGCGTCCGGTACTGTAATCCCTTACCGCTCGTTCTCGGCGTACCTGCGCTGACCTGATTGCGGCGTTGCGTTTCAGATTGTTGGCGCGTCGGTTGGTTTTGCGTTTTGCCACGGCCCCTCCTTGCGAGTGTGAAACACCCCCGCCGTAAGGATGGAAACGACGGGGGTGAGTCTGGCGGCAACATCCCTATAGGGACATTACCATGCTATCATATGGTGTGGACAATCGCGTTACTTGCGCTTGTTCTCCGACACCAGTTCGAGGTCGAAGAACTTATAGCCTCGGCGGCTCTTCTTTTCCACCACCTTGAGAGCAAGCGGTGCAGACCACGTGTCCGGGGTGCCGAAAATGGCGAACAGGTTGCCGAAAGCGTGCGCCAACGTAGGGGAGGCTGCGGCGAAGTCGCCTTCTTCCGCGTGAATGACCACGCGGGTAGAAGAGTTGATTTCACCAGTCTCCTGATTAGCGACCTCGATGGCCTGCGCCAGCACGTTAGTCACATGCAGCGGCTCGTTCAGGTGTTCGTCCACCTTATCGGCGGTCTGCATGGCGTTGTACAGCGCCATTTTACCGTCCATAGTGGTGGTGTCGAAAAAGTGGGATACGGCGTTAGCGCCGTTCGCCGCGAAGTTGTTACCGTTCGTTACGGTCAGTTCGTTGTCAGCCATGATTGTTGCCTTTCCTTATAGGGATTATTAATTATTTTTCCTCGGAGATGATATCATCCTCAACCACGTTGCCGTTCACCGGCCCCGGATAGTCGATAATGGTATCGTCCCCAAATTCGCAGTTAGCCCAATAGATCGCCTCGTCCATGCGCGTCTCCTGCGCATGATACTCGGCAGACATGGGTAGCATGTCCTTGTTGATCTTGCGGGCCTTCTTCATTGCCATGTCAGCCGTGCGGCACGCGCCGTCTACGACTACCTCGGCGTCCACAAGTTCGCCGTTTTCGCCGCGCATGACGCCGCGCACAATACTATAGTGCTTAGCCCTCTTAATGTATGCCATAATCATACCACCTTATACTAGTGTTGCTGCTGTTGTGACATTCTTGCCACGTCTTCATCAGTATACCGCACGTCAGTCAGATTGTCAAAACAACGACACGCTATTTTGATAATGGTTTGGGCGAACTCGTTGCCATCCCAGATTTTGCACATCTCATAGCAGGTGGCGCCCTTGACATGGCAGACCGCACACCATGCCACCATTGCCGGAGCATAGATGACGCCGCCCAACATTTCGATGTTCTGGGTTCGCGCCAACGCGCCGACACGGGACGTGCGCGGGGACAATGATAGACAAATGTTTGCCGCATGTTCGATACCGTCAGCAAACGCCACCTGCGCACCTTGAGGCTTATAGAAGTCCTTAAGTAGTGCCACGGTACGGCACAATGTTTCCCAATCGCCCTCGCCGCGATTGTATTCCCGCAAGTGCAGATTACGCCGGCGGCCACGAATGACACGCCGTACGCGGTCATCATCCAGCACACCATCATCAAACCAATTCGTGCGGTTATCATCATTCTTCATTTTTGATATCCCCTCCAATTCGTACAGCCTTAGCCACTACTACCTGCTGCGACTGGATATATCCGGCAGAATCTTCCACCACGTCAGACTTGCAAACAATGTTACGCAATGTTTGCAGTGCATCAAGGCCGCTTTTCCCATAATACCAATCGGTATAAATATAATCATATCCGGGTATGAAAAAATAGGCGCGGTATCTTGTAGTCGTATACTGTGCTACGATTTCATCAAAATTCAGGTTCTTCAGTTCCATGTTCATACCCCTCACGGTATCCACGTTGATAATCATCCTCATACATCCTATGAATATCATAGGGGAGCGTTTCGCGTTCGGGTTTCCCCTCGGCGGCGTCCAATGCCCCGCGCTCATAGCCCTCGGTAGCGGCAATCATCGCGCCCTGCTCAGTCCACTGGGCAAACAGCTGTGCGCAAAGATCCATAATACTGCTAGGCTCGGTCAATTTCACCCCTTACTATCGCATCCGCGATATGCAAGTCGGTCGGACGCTGCTCACGCTCCGTCACACCCTGCGCATAGCCCTCACGGAAACAATCGCAATAGCCTTGAGCGCACGCCGCATCCTCCAATGGGCGGATAGCGTGAGCGGGAAGCGTCAAACCAGCACGATACCCCTGCTCATAGCAGGCGGTACACATGGCCGCATCCCATGTCATCGGCATAAAACTCACACCTGCACCACCTTTACCGCTGTTGTAGAACATGTTTCTGGCGCGTAATCCACAACCACGGTGTAGCGTGACTCAATCCTGTAATACACACCGTGCGTATCATCGCTCATAAAATACTGTATTGCCTGCATAGCGCTTGCATGACTATTGCATTTCGCTACGCATTTGCATAGACCACCGTCATAACGTAGCACAGCGAACACCTGAACCGTCTCACTAGAAGTATCCACCGCGTAATACATCTCAACCACCATCCTTTCCGTTCCTTGGTTGATACCTACATCATACCACAACCAAAACACGACACACCGACACAACAAAAAACAATAACAAACTACGCGCTTAAAATATCGATAAAATACAACGTTTTAGCAAAATGATAATATACGCGCTTAGATTATATGATAAAACGACACGCCGGATTGACAACACAAAAAAGGCGCGTAAAATAGAAGGCACAAGAAAAGATACACACAGACAGAACAGGAGCGGCAATGAAAAACACAGGGCGCAACGCAATAGCAAGACACAGGATAGAGCGGCTGTGGGAAAAGGATAGCTGCTGGGACCCCTCCCCTCCTTTT